AGATGCCGAATATATGAGGCAGATACTGAAAGGAAAGGACGAAAGAATAGAAGATCTGAATAGAGAATGTGAAGGCTTGCGTGAGCAGGTGTTTCAGTGGCAAGAGCGAGAGCTCGACTACAAAAGACGAGAAGAAGAGCGAGAGCTCGACTACAAAAGACGAGAAGAAGAATATAAGGAGAGAGAATTGAGACATCAACAAGAATTAGAAACTGCGATGCAAAATCTAGCCGTTTCACAACAGAACCATAAAAGATGTCAGGACGTCCTGTGCGATATAGCACTCTTGACGCCTGCTGAGCGTGATGAGTTGACGGCTCTGTTTGCGGCTACGCGAGCTAAGATGGATCCGTTTTTGACCAAGTGATTGAAATAGGTGGTGTTATTAGGTTCAATTCATAACCCCTAGGGGTTATGAGTCTACAATTCACAAAGGCATCAATGCTGTATACAGTGCCTCTCCGTTGATCAGGTAACCCAACACCATCCCAGGTACAGCGTTTTCATACATAGTTAGATTGACAACTTCCTCAGTGTTCACATACGAATACACGTCCACCTTCAAATCACCCAGCTCCACATCATTCAAAGACCCGTCCACGTACGCATTGTACCCATATTGATCCCAGAATTTGATCAACTCCGTAGCTACCTCAAGACCAGACTTGACCACAACCCTCTCCTGTTCTTCATCTTCACTCGTCTGCTCTTCATACACGGGCAACACGTTTTGAGCAAGGTATATCTGATCCCTAATCATAGGGTTATACATGAAGTACGGTTGTGGATGATCCGCCCTCACGTTCTTGGTCACAGTATTATTGGTCTTGTAACTCTCTATCAACCCCTTCACAGCCTCAGGGCTGTCAAGCACGAATTGAGACGGTATCTCGTCAAAGTCGGATATCTCATCGTAGAACCCATCAATTTTCACCTTGTCCTTATACACAATAAGTTCGTCAAAGTATGTGTTCTGGTACAACCTGAGCATGTACATCAATCGCACAAGCATCTCCCTGGAGGTAGCGATTACCTTACTCCGTCCGTCCACAAACTGCGAATCAAGCGAGTATTTGGAAGAGATATTCCTGCTCGTGAATACGTGGTCGGGTTTGATGACTGTATGTTCATTGATGAACTGTACGAGTTGTCGTTCATTCAGTGGCTCTGTTGTGTACCCCTTCGCGTGCATGAATCGCGACATGAAGAAGAGGCCGTACTGGTAGATGATCTTACCTATCTTTTTATTGTGGCTGAACTGAGAGACTATTGTCTTTGTTGGCTTCAAAAGATCATCGTACTCCTCGGGATCATCCATCGTCAACACCCCCTCAAGTCTACTCGGGTCATCGCACAAAAATGTGACATTGAGGTTCCCCTTACTCATCGTCGCCAGCACTTCACGTACGCGCCCAGCCTTCACCCTCTGCTTCATAAACGTCACTTTATTAGCCTTCCCAAACCCACTCAGGGCAGCGAGCGACGTCCTGAAGACCTGCGATGCCTTGGGGACGTTGTAAGGGGGTAGCGGCTCTGACACCATCGTAATCATGGTTCCTTTGTAGTCAATGTTGAGCACTCTACACTTGCCGTAGATGTCAATGACCTGAGACCTGATTATTTGGTCTTGTCCCCTGGCAAGCATCCTCGGTATGGCGATGGACGGGAGCATCATGTTGTGGCTGAATGACCTGTTGAGATTCCTGAAGACCTGCCACATCTTTTCTACCACGTGGTCGTGATATGAAAAGGCGATAGTCATGTTATTCAACACCTTCGTGTCTGGGGTCTTGGTCCTGGCGATGAGCTCGCACTGGATCTCGGTCACGTCAGAATCGTTGGTATTGATGTCATGCTGGTAGATGAAGATGGTTGCTCGTGTAGGTTTCATCTTGTAGTAGGCCTGAGAGTGTCGAGGTATGTGCATGGTGCCGCTGGGATCCTTGTCGCTGGCCGACATCACGAAGATGTCGCAATTGAAGACCAGCTCGAGGACGTGCCCGAACTCGAGGGCGTTGAGGCTTGAATTAGCGAACTTGTCCATAATGTTATCCATGGGTTCGTCATAGAACTCCTGCATGGCCGCCATCGCATTCGTCTCCGTCACTATCTCACGACGCCTGCGCTCCACGATCGGTATGCGGTCCTCCACATTGAGGTATTGGAGATCCTTGTCGTTCACAGCCAGCATGACACACTCGAGGAACGAGCTCTTGGTGATGTTGGATCCAACCCTGACGAACTGGTACTCGGGGTTAGGTTCAATGAGGGAGAACAACTCTTTGATGTTGGGTGGGAGTGTTCCTGGGATACCTGGGGCCATCGTCTTACCCGAAATGAAGATATCCTGCACTGCGTTGTTCTTGTCTTTCATTTGCGTCTGTGCGTAGTAGTACTTGAATTTAGTCCCTTCCCTATTCTGGTTCTTTGTGTAGCAACATGGTATGTACGGAAACTTCTTTTTGTTCTCAAGCGTGTTGTCCCTCAGACCAGGGTAGGGGTGGGTGGTGTGGTCGCAGACGTAGTAGCGTTTGGTGCTTTCCCCATGAGCGGGAAACTCCATGACCTGCTTCTCTCTGTTCTGTCTATATACATTTGCCTGCTCTTTGGTGATGATGGTAGGTCTCTTGAGACATTTCCTCGAGTATGTGGGAAGAAATATCTCCGGTGCGATGGCCCTCAATTCGAGCTTCTCCAGTTTCCTGGGCCTCACGATCAGCTTAGTCTCTTCATTCTTAAGGAACTTGGGTCCCAGATATTTCCTGTACTCGGTCAGGATGAGATCCTTCTGGTTGTTGTAGAGGGTGAAAAGACGGCCTAAGATCTTCTGATACTTCAGTGAGTCCGCAATTGTCGTGGCTTTGACCCTCACACGTATGTAGTTGCTACCCTCGTCCTCCATACCGTACATATTGGCCTTGTCTGTCTCTTTCATTGTGATGCTCAAAATATCGTTGGTGTTGAGAACATACGTGTACGCGTTCAGTTTTATTTTAGACGCCCTGATGGACTCGTTCAGGGCAACAATTTTATTAAAGAAGGGATCGTTCATGCAGAGCTCGGCCCACACCGGTATGAGAATGGTCTGATTAGGGTATGTGATGAAGCCTCCTGTGGCGAGCTCGTCTATGCGCGTAATCATGCTTCTGTCAAGGGTTGGGAAGACGGCCAGTGCCCTGTCAATAAAGACATCTCGTGAGACGTTGCGGTGGCCCACGTTCATACTGAGTGTAGCTACGATCTCATTTTCGATGATAGTGAAGGCCGCGTCGGTGTACTTCTTGTATTGATTCTTGAGCTGCCTCAGGTCGGTTGTGACCTCTCCATTCACCTTAACCAAGACCACGTTAGGTGTTTCCAGTTCGAGCCAGTCGGGGTTGGGGGCAAAGTCGTGGAATATCTTGTAGAAGGGACCGTCTCCTGATGTAGAACTGCCTGTTGCCCCATACGGAGCCATCTTGGTGACGACGAGTGAGTTGAAGAGCTCTGCCACGGTGAGGTCTGTAGTTTGTTTACCGAAACGGATGTTGAACTGGATCATCGATACCTCATACTCCACCGTCTTGATGGAAGGTATGTTCTCAAACGCTTCGAAGGACGCGGTAGTCTCCTCTACCTCCTGACGTAGTTTGGTTATCTTGTCCCTCATCTTTTTCCTGATATCCGTTCTGTTGTTCCAGATCTCCCTCAGATTCAGCGCCGCTAGGCCTGAGATGTTGTACGTGAGAAAGAGTATCATCTCGCTTTCGTTCATCTTTGCGTTGGTGATGTCGTGCGTTGCAATAAAGAACCGCTCAGCGTCCTCCCTACCAACTTTGTTGAAGTCTAGTTTATCCTCAGGAAACTTATACTCCTTTGAGTTTAGGACAGGATCTAGCGCATTCACTACTACCAGGTCGCCTGTCTGGGACGTACTCTCGAGCTCTGGTGCGAACACGAGGTATTGAGGTAGTGTATTCATGGCTACGGCAATTCTGGCCTTGATAGTATCCACAGTATCAGATAGGTATACTTTGAAGTTCTTACCATTTATCTGCATATTTTACTCACCCAGGAAAGCTTTTATGTACCTATGGATACGACTACCTAATCAAAATGACTCATAACCATAGTGATCATCCAGAGAGTGAATACCTGAGGCTCGTGCGTGACGTTATAGACATGGGCGAATGCCGCAACGACAGGACCGGTACGGGGACGCTATCTCTGTTTGGGACACAGAGCCGATACGACCTCAGCAACGGCACAATCCCTCTCCTCACTACCAAACAGGTATTCGTGAGGAGCATCATTGAAGAACTTCTCTGGTTCATCAAAGGCTCCACCAACTCAAAAGAATTATCGAGCAAGAACGTGAAGATCTGGGATGCTAATGGGTCTCGCGCGTTCCTGGACCGATGCGGCTTCAAAGATAGAGAGGAGGGCGATCTTGGCCCCGTATACGGATTCCAGTGGCGACACTTTGGTGCGACTTACGAAACGTGTAGGAGCGACTACACGGGACGAGGGGTTGACCAGTTAGGTAATTTAATTGAACAAATCAAGACCAATCCGAGCAGTAGGCGTCTCATCTTATGTGCATGGAACGCCGCCGATCTCCCCTCAATGGCGCTACCGCCCTGCCACTGTCTCGTGCAGTTCTACGTTCATAAAGGAGCACAATCTGAGACCGCGTCCATTAGACCCAAGTTGTCATGCCAATTGTATCAACGTAGCGGAGATCTTGGACTGGGCGTCCCGTTCAACATAGCGAGTTACGCGGTCTTGACGCACATGATTGCGCACGTGACGGGGATGCAGGCCGGTGAGCTAGTACACACGTTAGGGGACGCGCATGTGTACCTAAATCACGTTGACGCATTGAAAGAGCAACTGAAGAGGACGCCAGTGGATCCATTCCCTACGCTTCACTTCAAGAGGGACGTGAAGGACATTGACGATTTCACATACGACGACTTTGAGATAAGGAATTACAAACATCAAGGGAAGATTACTATGAAAATGGCAGTTTGAATCAAGCTATATGGTAGGTTGATGTAGACAAAGATGAGGTGGTCCGATAAAGACAACCGATGGAAACATGACGTTTATAAGTGTAGCGAATGCGACAAGGAGTTCAATGCTCACGGGGCGTACATGCAACACGTCAACTACGATCATAGGAAGAGTAAGAAGACCTTTCCTCAGGGCATGCAGACGGCATCGCAGCTCCTGCTGATTGGTTTCCTGGCCAAAAAGATGCTTCCTATCTGAGAGATGCAGTGCTCGAAGGATATGAGGTGAGTGATCAAACAGAATGCATTGGCCCTATTGTTCATTACCCCTAGGGGTAATGAACTAACTGTTTTGAATAGAAAGCAGATCGCTAGCGATCTGCTTTCTAGTCATATATGGGTCGGGCCCATTCATGACTATCGTGTCATGAATGGGTTAACAAGAGCAATTCCTCAGGCGGAGATGGGAAACTGATACGTTTTAACCCTTTTATATTGAAATGCGTCTCATCCATATGATAGTCGTATTTATGGTTATCACAGACCTCTTTATCGCAACGTTTTGTTTTAGGTTTACATCGGCCTAATGTTGTGAACATCATTGTTTCGCCTGATTTCATGGCCTCTTCAGGAATCTATCTTGAGTGTGCTCATGTTTTCATTGACACCATCTACCGAATCATCGACACCTAACGTCATATCTGTCATCTCCGACGCTAGGTCGTCAACGTCAGAAGTGGTATATTGGGTCTTCAGGAACACGATAAGGTCATCAAAGTAAGACGGACAAATGAATTGATAGAGGTTATACTTGTCGTTGACCGATATCCACCTCTTCACTTCATCGACCATGTTCTTTTCATTCATCATGATCTCGATACCGCCAGATTCAATTGAGAAGTAGTTGTGCTTGGCGTGCCACCTGACCTTGTGCTGCTCCGCGCCCTCGATGATGAGATCATAATGATTGAAGAACGAGTTCTTGTTGAAGATCTCTCTAACCACTTCATTGATCTTATCTAGCGGGCACTGAAAGAGCTCATTCTTGAGGTGATGATTAGCCAGTGCTCGATGTATCTGCGTCTCGAGTGTCATGTAGCGTACGGTCTTCCAGCAGTTGACAATGTAGTATTGGTCATCGTGAGTACGAGTGTTATTGAATTGCTTCATACGCCGTTCGAGGTTATCTGTGAACCCTATCTTGTAAATATCCTTTTCCTTGTACAGATCTGTACTGAT